AATCATGAGAAAAACCTTAGTGGCAGCAGTTGCTCGTATCTATGAGCCGGGCATTAAATTTGACTACATTTTAGTTCTCAACGGACCCCAGGGAATCGGTAAATCTACCTTCTTTGCAAAGTTAGGCGGAAAGTGGTTCTCGGATAGTCTGACTGTTTCAGATATGAGAGACAAAGCAGGAGCAGAGAAGCTTCAAGGTTATTGGATTCTTGAACTGGGAGAGCTGGCAGGTCTTCGAAAGATCGATGTGGAGACGGTGAAGTCTTTCATTACCAGAACGGATGATAAGTTCAGGCAAAGCTATGGCATCAATGTAGAAAGTCATCCGAGACAGAGCGTTATTGTTGGAAGCACCAATAGCACCAGTGGTTTCTTAAGAGACGTCACCGGAAACAGAAGGTTCTGGCCGGTCAGAGTGAACCACGGAAAGAAAAAGGTATGGGAAATGACGGACATTGATCAGATTTGGGCAGAAGCCCTTGAAAAGTATAAAGCAGGTGAACCGTTGATCCTCATTGGCGAAGAAGAGAAGATGGCCTACGAAGAACAGCGTGATGCCATGGAAGCGGATGATCGTGAAGGTTTGGTGGAGCAGTATCTTGAAAAGCCACTACCAGATAAGTGGCCAAAGATGGACATCTATGAAAGACGTAGCTACCTAGCCGGTGAGAGCGAGTTTGGTGAATCCATTCCTGAAGGGGCTAATCTAAGAACCCGAGTCTGCTGCCTGGAAATTTGGTGTGAGTGTTTTGGTAAGGAAAGGAATGCAATCCGTCGAGCTGACTCTTATGAGATTGAAGGCATCCTAATGCGACTTGGTGGTTGGAAACGCTATGAGGGCAATAAGAGAGGGAATATGAGATTCCCAATATACAACGCTCAAAGAGCCTTTGTTAGAGAGGGATATGAGGATACTGACGATGGTAGCGATTAAAACTTATATGGTTTGTGAACCGATTCATTTGGATGTGTAGTCTGAGGGCTAGAAATGTGTAGTCTAACGTATGACATGTCGACCGGTAAAAGGTGAAAATGTGTAGTCTGATGTAGTCTGAAAAACCTCAGTCTACACTTTGGACTACAATGCTAAAACGGCTTATAGCAAAGGGTTCAGTACGTTAGTAGTCTATGTAGGAGATAACTTAATTGATTAATTATTTTATTAGTAATAGTAGGAATATAGCCTACATACGCGCGTATAGGTTTTAAACCCTTCAGACTACAACTATAGACTACAAGAGAAAATGTTAGATGAAGAAAAACGTATTTTGAATAGATATTTCTTCAGTGCTTAATAGGCATTGAAGTTAATAGCAAGAGAAATTGAGGTGAAAGACATGACTGAAAAAGAACTTGAGCTGATGCTCGTAAGAGAAGTGAAAAGAAGAGGTGGGAGAGCTTTTAAGTTTATCTCCCCTGGAATAAATGGAGTGCCTGACCGGTTGGTGCTACTGCCCGGCGGCAAGATGGGATTTGTTGAAGTGAAGGCACCAGGAAAGAAGATGAGACCAAATCAGATAAAGAGAAAAGGTGAGCTGGAAGGGCTAGGGTTTTTGGTTTATTGCCTAGACCATCCAGATGACATAGGAGGTGTGGTGGATGGGATTGCCGGAAGTTGTACTACCTAAATCGAGGTTACCGTATCATCCTCATGAATATCAGACCCACTGCACAGAGTTCATTTTGGAGAAAACTTCAGCTGGTCTGTTCCTGGACATGGGACTTGGCAAGAGTGTGATTACATTGACTGCTCTTGTTGACCTACTGCACGATCGGTTTGAAGTATCCAAGGTTTTAGTGATTGCGCCCCTGCGTGTGGCAAACACCACATGGTTGGATGAGGTTCTGAAGTGGAAACATCTGAAGAACTTAAGGGTGTCAAGGGTCCTTGGTAGTGCGAAGGAGCGGACCATGGCTCTTTATAAGAAAGCGGATATCTACACCATCAACCGGGAGAATGTTCCGTGGCTTGTAGAGTTTTATAAAAACGACTGGCCCTTTGACATGGTGATCATTGATGAGCTTTCCAGTTTTAAATCACCATCGGCTAAAAGGTTCAGGGCACTGAAGAAGGTCAGACATAAAATCAAAAGGATTGTGGGACTTACTGGAACGCCAGCTCCAAATGGGCTACTCGACATTTGGAGTCAGATTTATCTTCTTGATGGTGGCGAGCGGCTCGGAAGAACCTTCAGTGGATATCGCAGCAGATACTTCCACCCACAGAAATATGTGAATGGCGGCATACCAACGGACTATGCCCTGAACGATGATGCAGAGGAAAAAATCTACGACAAGATTTCTGATATCTGTATCAGTATGAAAGCACTAGAGTATCTCAAAATGCCGGAGATCATCTTCAACAAAGTAGAAGTGGAGCTATCAGAAAAGGAAATGAAGCTCTACCGAAAACTTGAAAGAGACCTGCTTCTTCCTCTGGAGGACAGTGATGTGGATGCCGCCAATGCAGCAGTGCTTTCCAACAAGCTCCTGCAGATGTCGGGAGGAACAGTCTATGACGAGTACGGAGATGTACACCAGATCCATGACAGGAAACTGGATGCTTTAGAGGATCTTGTTGAAGCAGCCAATGGAAAACCAGTTCTGATCTACTATGGATTCAGACATGAGCGTGACCGAATCAAAGAGAGATTTGATGCAGGAGACATCAATACTTCTGAGGACATTGCCAGATGGAACCGAGGGGAAATGAAGATTGCCCTTTGCCATCCGGCATCAGCTGGCCACGGACTCAATCTTCAAGAGGGTGGTTCCACCATCATTTGGTTTAGTGTCACCTGGAGCCTTGAACTATACCAACAAGCCAATGCCAGACTGTGGCGGCAAGGACAAAAGCAAACGGTAGTTATTCATCATCTTCTAGCCAAAGACACAATCGACCAAAGAGTGATGATGGCACTTGATAATAAAGACACTGGTCAGAATGCTTTGATCGAAGCAGTGAAGGCCAGAATAGAAAACTTGAGAAATGGAGGATAAAGAAAATGAGTGTAAATAAATTTAATGCTGAAGGCTATCATGACCCAACGGTCTTTGAGGCTTTAACCAATATTGAAAAAGAAGAAAAGCAAAGAAAGAAAAAGAAGATCGTGTTCATCTGCAGTCCCTTTGCTGGTGATATTGAAGGGAACACCAGACGGGCAAGAAGGTATGGGAGATTTGCAGTGACTGAGAAAGCTGTACCCATCATTCCACATTTGATGTACCCACAGTTTCTTGAGGAAGATGATCCTGAGGAACGACAGCTGGGGATTGATATGGGACTCATACTCTTAAGCAAATGTCATGAGCTTTGGGTCTTTGGGAACAGAATCTCATCGGGGATGAGTGTTGAGATTGCCAGAGCTAAGAGGTGGAACATACCCATCAGATATTTTACAAATGAGTGTGTAGAAACGGGAGGTGTCGGCAAGTGATGGAGAAGCAATGTTTTGCATATAGAAACGGGAAGTGTAAGGCTTTGAAGGTCAAGAAGTGTGAAGGTGAAAGCTGTCCATTCTTTAAGAACAAGGCTCAAGCAGATGAAGACCAGAAGAAGGTTTTTAGAAGAATTAACTCATTGGATCCTGCGACAAGAAGAAATATCATGGAACTTTACTACGGAGGGAAGATGAGTCTATTAGATGATGTGGAGGTGGGCTAATGAATGCAAAGGAATATTTATCTCAAGCAATCTGGCTGGATCAAATGATTGATAGCAAGTTAGAGCAATTGGCGACGCTCAAAAGCCTAGCCATGAAAGTAACATCGAGCTTTACCAAGGAAAAAATCTGCGGTGGGAATGTTGAGAAGAGCAAGATGGAAAGCACCATGGTGAAAGTCATCGACCTTGAAAATGAAATCAATGCTGACATTGATCGCTTGGTTGATCTTAAGAAAGACATTCAAGATACCATTAACATGATGGATGATATCAACCAACAGCTCTTACTTGAACTTCGATATCTCAGTGGAAAAGGCTGGGACGAGATTGCAGCTTCCATGGGGTATGATCCAAGAACGGTGTATCGAATTCATGGAAAAGCTCTAAAAGAATTCGAAAGGATGAAAATGTGTCAGTAAATGTCAGTGAATGTCAGTAGGCACCCGTGCTATAGTATATGGTGTAAAGGTATAGAAAAAAAATCAAGAACACCATATGCTGTAGCATACGCCTAAGCTATATCGATTCGATTCTTAGGAAACGCAGCATTCTTGGATTAAGGGCTCTGGTTAATGAACTGGAGCTTTTTCTATACCTTTTTTATGAGAAAAACGGGAGGTGAGATTGATGCCCTGGAAACCAAAGAGCATCTGTAACTATCCTGGGTGTCAATCCCTGACCCATGATAGATATTGTGAGAAGCATAAGAAAGAAATGACGAGGGTCCAGAACGATAGGTCTTCAAAGATGTACACCTACCAGTGGCGAAAGGCCAGCAAGGAGTTTCTAAAGAAGCATCCCCTGTGTGTTCACTGCGAGAGGGAAGGAAGACTCACTCCGGCAACTGAAGTGGACCACATCAAACCACACGGTGGTGACCGGAAGCTCTTCTGGAACAAAAAGAACTGGCAGCCTCTCTGTAAAAGTTGTCACTCCAAGAAGACTGCTGAAGAAGATGGAGGCTTCGGAAATTCTCCTAAACCTATGAGGGGGTAGGGGGTCTGAATCTCTACAGAAGCCTTCAAACGACAACGCGCCAGGGTTTTGTGTGAAAAATCGCGAAAATCGCAAGGGGGGTATATCCCAGCCATGGTGCGAAAATAATGGTGGGTATTATCATAAAAAAATTGATAAAAGAAGGTCATACTTCTTTTGAAAATATAGAGAAGTAGATAGAAAATAAACGCCTAATGACTACGGTCTTGGGCTTTTTTAATGCCAAGAAAGGGAGGGAATCGAATGAAACAAGATGTGATTATAAGAAAAGTGCCGGTGACTGATATTAATCCAGCTCAGTATAACCCAAGAAAAGATTTAAAGCCTGGAGATCCGGCATATGAAAAGCTAAAGCGGTCTATGACTGAGTTCGGATACGTTGAGCCAATCATCTGGAATGAAGAGACGGGCAATATTGTCGGAGGCCATCAAAGATATAAGGTGTTGGTGGCAGAAGGTCACACAGAAGTGGAGTGCGTCATTGTTAAGATGAGTGCTGAAAGAGAAAAGGCGCTCAATGTTGCATTAAATAAAGTGACCGGCGACTGGGAGTTTGAAGCTCTGGCTGATCTGATTAAAGATCTGGAAGCACAGGACTTTGATGTGACCCTAACCGGATTTGATGCTGCAGAAATTGAAGACCTCTTTAGCCGGGTTCATGATAAGGATGTCAGTGATGATGATTTTGACGTTGAGGCAGCTTTAGAAGAAGAACCTATCTCAAGACAAGGCGATATTTGGCTGTTAGGAAAACACCGACTTATTTGTGGAGACAGCACCAAAGCTGAAACTTATGAAAAACTAATGGATGGGAAAAAAGCAAATCTAGTGGTGACAGATCCACCTTATGGGGTTTCTTATGATGGGAGCCAAGGGACCATACAGAATGATAATTTAAAAGATGAAGAGTTTTATGATTTTCTACATGAAGCGTTTAAGAACATGGAGAATGTTATGGCGGATGATGCTTCTATATATGTATTCCATGCAGATACCAAGGGCTATATATTTAGAAAGGCTTTTCAAGATGCTGGATTTTATCTTTCAGGGGTATGTCAGTGGGTTAAACAATCTTTGGTGTTAGGTCGAAGCCCATATCAGTGGAAGCACGAACCTTGTCTTTTTGGGTGGAAGAAAAAAGGTAAACATAAATGGTATGCTGGTCGAGCTGAAACCACAGTATGGGAATTTGATAAACCGTCAAAGAGCAGTCTTCACAGTACGATGAAGCCAGTCCCATTAATTGCATACCCTATTAAGAATAGCTCTAGTGTGAATTCCATTGTTGTTGATCCGTTCGGGGGATCCGGCAGCACTTTAATAGCCTGTGACCAAACAGATAGAATCTGTTATACAGCTGAACTTGATGAAAAATTTGTGGATGTAATATTGAAAAGATTTATCGAAGCCGCAAGTTCTGATGAAGATGTCTATCTCTTAAGAGATGGAGAAAAGATTCATTTTAATGATGTAGAGAAGCCTACACAAGTAGAGGAAGTTTAAATAAATACTGTATTTTCCTCATAATTAACTTGCTATATTTCCCTTTTAGAGTGATATATGTACATGGCAAAAGAAACACACTCAAACTAGAAAGGGGAAAATACAATGGCAAACAAGGAATTTTTAAAAAGCAACTTCGGAATCGAATTAGAAATGACAGGCATCACAAGAAGGAAAGCAGCTAAAACAGTAGCAGAACATTTGAGAGGAACCATTCAGGAGCTTCACGATTATTACGGAACCTTTAAAATCACAGCAAGGGATGGACGTGTTTGGAAGGTGATGTACGATGGAAGCATCTACACTCAAAAGAAATCAGCAGGGCAAAAGATTTCAGCTTCAAAAGAATACAGCGTAGAGTTGGTAAGCCCGATCCTTACCTACGAAAAAGACATGAAAGACCTTCAAGAGATAGTGAGAAAGCTAAGAAAGGCAGGAGCTTTTTCAGAACAGCAAAACTGCACTGGGATTCACATTCATCTTGATGGCAGGGACCATACTCCAAGGTCCATTAGAAACTTCATGAACATTATTTATTCAAGAAACGACCTTTTATATGAAGCCCTGCAGATAGAACGACGCAGAATGCATTACTGCAAAAAGATGGATAAGAGCTTGGTTGAAAGAATGAACAAGAAAAAGCCAACCACCATGAAGCAGATTGAGGATATTTGGTACCAAGGCTACAGCGACAGAAGAGAAAGGCACTACCACCAAAGTAGATATCATTTTCTAAACCTTCACAGCCTTTTTAACGGATGCGGAACGGTTGAGCTAAGAGGCTTTAATGGAACCCTGCATGCTGGAAAGATTCGAAGCTTTGTGGTCCTAGCCTTAGCGATGAACAACCAGGCCCTTACCCAAAAAAGTGCCAGCAGTAAAAAGCCGCAGATAGAAAACCCTAAGTTTTCCATGAGAACCTGGCTTAACCGCATCGGCTTTATCGGCGAGGACTTCAAAAACTGCAGAGACCACCTTTGCAAGCATCTTGATGGAAGCGCAGCCTGGAGATTTCGCACAGCCGCATAGATAAAAAAGCGGCGGCTTTAAACCCACTGAGCGGGCAACCGCTCTTAAGGTGGTAGAAGGGCTAGGCAATCAAGTAAAAAGCCCACACAGGCGAAGCTGAAGGGGGAAAACCGCCCTTTAAGAAAGGATGGAGTGATGATGAAAGTTGAAAAACGATTAAACGTGGCCTATGGTTCAAATCTAAATGTAGGGCAAATGGCAATGCGATGCCCTACCGCAAAAATTTATGGAAAAGGAATCCTGAAAGGATACCGGCTTCTTTTCAAAGGAAGGGAAGAGAATGCCTACTGTACCATCGAGAAAAAACGCGGTGGGAAGGTGCCGGTGTTGGTTTGGGAACTTCAGCCGGAGGATGAAAAGGCGCTGGATTTCTATGAAGGCTACCCTAAATTCTATGATAAGGAAGATGTGAAGGTAAAACTTGAAGATGGAACAATAGTAGAAGCAATGGTATATATAATGACTGATAAGGTAATGGACAGGATCTATTTGAATCTTCCGAGTAGAAGTTATCTGGAAACCGTAAAAGCAGGATATCATGCTGCGGGATTTGATGAAGTCTTTATAGAAGATGCTCTGGCCACCAGTGAAAAAGCCATTAAAAAGTATCCGCCGAGTTTTTTATAAGCCTTAGAAAACAGACATCATTTTTCAAGATAAGACTTGCATTTATGTAGCTTTAGAGTGATATATGTTAGTACCAAAAGCAAATAAAGGCAAGGAGGTCAAAGAAATGATGATTCAGAAGAAAGACAGATTCGAAAACAAAAGAGGTAAGGTTTACGAAATCGCTGGGAAGTGGGATCGAGATTTTATACTAGCGCCCATTGAAGAAGCAGACGATGAATGCCTAATCTACACACCTGGTGAGATGAAAGAATTCTTGGAGACAGGGCATTTCAAAAGAGTGGGAGGGAGTAAGCGATGAAGGCACTATTTGGAAGAAAGGTTTGTGATTTAACAGAACTAAAAGAACTCACCCACCAGGCCATTAAAGACGGGAAGAAAGGGCAACCCTACACCATTACACGCGAAGTGATTTTAAAAAGTGATGACTTTATGGATTTTGCAAAGGATTTTTTAAAAGACCAAATTTGGATTACGCCAGAAGACGGTGGAATCAACGAGAAAGGTGAAATCAAGTGTATCCGAGTAGGGAATGCAGCTACTGGTGAGAAAGTACTTATTAATACGGAAGGATATGATTACCCCCGTTATACAGGTTTAGAACTTAAATAACTAAAGAAGGGCTTAGCGCCCTTTTTTAGATAGTGCGCTTAATTATCCGCTTTGCATTAGGAGTGCGGATAGTTAAGTGCATGACAAGTACAAATATATTTAATAAATACCTTGCTATATCTTGTGTTTAGAGTGATATATGTAAGTACCAAAAATGCAGGGAGGTATGTGAAATGGATCGAAAAGCAATCGTTAAAAAGCTAGGCGAGCATTTTGGTGTTAAGCCTAAATACTTAAGTGTTCCAAGCTTTAATTATGAGATTCGTACAGAAAATGAAGTGTACACCATTGACCGATATGGAACAATTACAAAGGAAGATGGAAAATCAATTACCATGGAAGAAATTTTGAATCAGCAAGTAGAACCAGAGCCACAAGCTGATCAAGAGCAAAGTGATGACGTGCAGATGAACGAAGTCGAAGCCCAAGATGAGATTCAAAATGAAGAAACCACTCATCTGCTAGAAGAACTCAGCGGGGTTGAAGTTAAACTAGACTTAGAAGAGCATACAGCGACAAGCCTTAAGAATATCATCAACATGCTTTACAGCAAGCAGCAACTGATGATGATGGCCTTTGAAACAGAGGAAGCCTTCATGGATGAAGGGTTTGCTGAAGACCTAAGCAAAATAGAAATCAATGATTTAGAGGAACTTAAAAAGGTCCTTGAAAGACTCGGGATGACCAGGTGCCAAGGATTACAGATTGATTTTGAAGAGAAAACTTTCACTTTCAAACTTGACAGCTCGAATTTAAATCCAGAAAGAATCAAAGCTTTTCAGGATTTATGTGTTCTCATAGCAAGCCATGCAAAAACTTTAAAACGAGCATCTTTTAAACAGGCCCAAGATGATAATCCAAAGTATGCACTAAGAACTTGGCTTATTCGAATGGGTATGAAGGGGCCGGAATATAAAGAAACCAGAAAGACACTGCTTAAACATTTAGAAGGCAGTGGCGCTTTTAGAAAGGTTGGCGGCACCAATGAGACCTAAATACAGACTTACTGGTGAAGATGGGAATATTTTTAACCTTATGGGGATTGTATCAAGAACCCTTAAAGAAGCCGGAGAAGCTGAAAAGGCAAATGAGATGATTAGACGAATTACAAAAGGTGCAAAGAGTTATGATGAGGCGCTGGTCATTTTGATGGAATATGTAGATGTGGAGTAGGAGGTGCAAGAGATGGATCGATTTTTTAGTCAGAAACATTGTGAGCGCTGTGGTGGTTCTTTAGAAGGCGGACGCATCATGTCCATGTTTAACGACCAGTGTATTTGCATGATCTGTAAAGAGAAGGAAACAAAAGATCCGGAATATGACAGAGCGGTTAAAGCGGACCATGATGAAATTCGAAAAGGAAACTTTAATTATAAAGGGATTCGTGGCAAATGAACTTGCTGCATAAAAACAGGTTTGATTTATACAGATAAGAAAAATAGTGTGCAGTAACAAAAATGAGTGATAGGGACTTTCAAATGAAGGTTCCTTTTTCTTTGCAGTAAATGAAGGGGGTGAAAGTTATGGCTGGTAGAGGAAGGCCACCAAAACCGACAGCAATAAAAGAGCTGGAAGGGAATCCAGGAAAGAGACCACTTAATAAAAATGAACCAAAACCAGAAAAGAAGGCACCAAAATGCCCGTCATGGCTGGAACCGGATGCTAAGAAAGAATGGAGACGCTTATCCAAAGAACTAGAAGCCATGGGGCTTTTAACCAGGATTGATATGGCCACCTTCGCCGGGTATTGTCAGGCTTACGCCAGATGGAAAGAAGCGGAGGAATTTATTTCAAAGCATGGATCCATTCTTAAAACAAATTCTGGATACATTCAGCAAATACCTCAGGTGTCCATAGCACAACAGAACCTAAAGCAGATGCGAAATTTCTGCTCAGAACTAGGACTTAGCCCATCGGCTAGAAGTAGACTGAATATCAATAATTCCGGTTCTACCATCGAAGGAGATGCTATGGAAAGTTTACTGTTAAATGTTCCAAAGGCAGAAGATATCTTAAATAGCAAAGATGATTAAAAGGAGGGAGGCCATATGCCATTTAGCGAAGCTCATGCAAATCACGCCATAAACTTTATTGAACAACTAAAGCTGACCAAGGGCAAATGGGCCGGTCAGCCTTTTAAGTTGCTTCCTTGGGAGAAGAATCTGGTTAAGAAACTATTCGGAACATTAAGAGAAGACGGAACAAGGCAGTACCGGACGGCTTATGTAGAGATAGGTAAGAAAAATGGGAAGTCTGAAATCGGCGCAGCCATTGCTCTTTACATGTTGTGCGCTGATGGAGAACCGAATGCAGAAGTGTATGTGGCTGCTTGTGACAGGCAGCAAGCCAGCATTATTTTTAACACCAGTATGAATTTTGTAGAGGGTAATCCGACGCTATCGAAAGTAACCAATTTGGTAAGGTCAACGAAGCGAATTGTTTATCCAAAGACAGGTAGTTTCTATCAAGTATTAAGTTCTGACGTGAAGTCAAAATCTGGTATCAATGCTTCCTGCGTTATCCTTGATGAGATTTGGACCTATCCCAATCCAGACCTTGCCAAGATGCTGACTACCGGATCCGGTGATGCTAGAGCGCAGCCGGTCTTTTTATATCTGACCACTGCTGGGAATAAGCTTTCCGGTTATGGATGGGAAATGCACCAAAAGGCAAAAGACATACTAGATGGAAGGCGCATTGATCCAACGTTTTTATCCATTATTTATGGACTGGATGATGATGCGGATACCAAGGATGAAAAGAACTGGTATAAGGCCAATCCAAGTCTCGGTCATACCATTACAATAGAAAGAGTAAGAGAACACTACAGGAGTGTGAAAGATGATCCGGCAGACTTTGCCCTCTTTAAACAGCTGAGACTAAACATGTGGTTAAAGCAGGAAATCAAATGGATGCCTATGGACAAATGGGATTTTTGCAATTACCCGGTGGACCCTGATGAATTAAAAGGTCGTGTGTGTTATGGAGGCCTCGATCTATCGTCTACCAGTGATATTACAGCCTTTGTGCTGGTATTCCCACCGGAAGAAGAAGGAGATAAGTTTCAGGTGTTGCCTTACTTTTGGCTGCCAGAAGAAACCCTTCATCAAAGGGTCAGAAAAGATAAAGTGCCTTATGATATTTGGCATAGACAGGGGCTTTTAAATCTTACTGAGGGAAACGTGGTTCATTATGGATTTATTGAGAAGTTTATCGAAAAGCTGGGAGAAAACTACAATATAAGAGAGATTGTTTATGATCGTTGGGGTGCCACACAGATGAGCCAGAACTTAGAGGGGATGGGCTTTACCGTCGTTCCTTTTGGTCAAGGATTTAAAGATATGTCTCCACCGACAAAAGATCTCATGCGGCTTATTTTAAGCAAGCAGATTGCTCATGGTGGTCATCCGGTTCTTCGGTGGATGGCAGATAACATTGTGGTGAGAACAGACCCTGCCGGAAATATCAAAGTGGATAAAGAAAAATCATCTGAAAAAATTGATGGTATTGTAGCCCTTATTATGGGCCTTGCCAGAGCAACAGTCAATCCACCAGATGATGATGGATCTATATATGATGAAAGAGACATGATTATCTTGGGATAGAAGGGGGTGAATAGATAGTGGCAAACTTTTTTAAACGATTATTTAAGGCGAGAGGACAGCCCACAGATAGTGTTAGCAGTGCTCCCACTTTTTATATGGGGCAAAGTGTATCAGGGAAAATTGTCAATGAAAGAAGCTCTATGCAGACTACAGCAGTTTTTGCTTGTGTGAGAATCATTGCAGAGACGGTGGCATCTTTACCACTCCATACCTATCAGTACAAAGGGGATGGAAAAGAGAAGATGTATACCCATCCACTGTATAGAATTTTACATGACGAACCGAACCCAGAGATGACATCTTTCACTCTAAGAGAAACGATGATGACTCATATACTGCTTTGGGGAAATGCCTATTGCCAGATCATTCGAAACGGTAAAGGAGAAGTGGTGCATCTTTATCCCCTGCTTCCCGACAAGATGACAGTGGACAGGGACAGCAAAGGAAATCTCTACTACGCATACCGAAAAGACAGTACTATCCATTATCTTGGTCCGGAGGATGTGCTTCATGTGCCCGGGCTTGGATTTGATGGTGTGATGGGTTATTCTCCAGTGGCCCTTGCAAAAAATGCAATCGGTCTTAACATTGCAGCTGAAGAATATGGCGGTAGATTTTTTGCCAATAATGCAACACCCAGTGGCATTTTATCAACGGCTGGAACCATTAAGGATCCTACGAAAGTAAGAGATGCCTGGCAAGCGGCTTA